CGGTTTTTCATTGTGGTGGAGGATAAATACAAACTGCTGCGCCCCATTCTGTCGCGGTTCTGCGAGATTCACGTGCCAGAACCAATCGTCAATGGAAAGCAGGTGAATCTGCATGCGCATTTGTTGCAAAAAACGTTTGCAAGCGCTGCATTGGATAAATTGAAGCAGCAGCGCGCCGAATGGTTAAAAAAAGAGGTGTCGTTTGATCGGGAGTATGATCACAGCGATCTGATTGAGATGGCCGATAAATTGCACGAGCGTGCTTATAGTAGCATGGACTTATTGCGATGGCTTGAAGAATCCGACATTCCGCCGGATAAAAAATATGAGAAACTCATTGCCTTTCAAAAGGTGCGCCACGAATTTAGGAACGAGAAATTGTTAATGCTGTTCATGTTGCATTTTATGTTATTTCGTTCTGATGCCAGTTTAGAAAATATATCATTTATGTAAAACTAATACAAATCCATAATTCAACATTCATCAATCATCATGGACGATTATTCTCTCCCCAGTCTGCATGAATCTCGCAATGAATGGTGTGCGCGCTTGGTAAACATTTTGGCGCCCATGATGGCGGAAGGCTTCCGGTCCATTTTTGATGAAGCATGGAAGTTGTGCGATCAGAACAACGAAACCGGGAAATATTTGATGACATTTCAGAATTTTCTCTCGCGCGTGCCGAAATGGAATGCGACAATCATTGAGCAGGAGACGCAGCGCATCGTGGACCGCAGCGGGTGCGGGTATTTAGCCGATCTGGTGACGTGCGTGCACATCATTCAGCTGAAGAGCCTGACCTGCATGCGGGTTGGCAGCAAGCAGAAGAAGGTGGACATTGACATTCCGCAGCTGAACGATTTCATTCACAAGGTGTACGTGCACTGCGCGCGCAAGCTCTACACGAACGTGTATTTATTTGAGAGAGGTATCCCGCCCCTTACCACTCAGAAAAATATGAGGGAAACTGAGATCATAATTAAGGAGTGCATTCTGGACAGCATTCGGGAGAGCATCCCGCTTGAAATGATTCTTAAGACGTACATGGACGAAACCATTGAAGACCACACCGAAATTAAAATGAAGGAGGAGATTGTGTCGCAAGAGCCGGTGGTGTCAGAACCTGCGAATGCGACTGCTGTCCCGAATGCGAATGCAGGACAACAAGTGAATGCGAATACGAACATAAGTGCAATGGCCGCCGCGGGCGTTGAACCACCCGCTGACGCCTTCCCCAGCCTTTCTTCCTCTCAAAATTCAAATGTGGCGACCGATTCATCAAGCACCATAAAATTCAATGATGTTGACAGCGCAATTGACATGAACAATGCCGAGCACAGCATTCATGCACCCAAGACGGAGGAGCGCCTGGAACAAATCAGCAACGAGCGATACATGCAGCGTAAATTGCAGGAGGAGGCAGAGGATGATGGGGACAGTGATTTAGACCGGCTGAACATAGGCGAGGACGTGCAACTGGACGTGTTTGACGTGCACCCCATGGAAGAACCGTCGCGCAAAATGAATTTTGATGCGCCCGAGCTGGACGATATTGAAATATTGGCCTGAAATATTGGCCTGAAATCTTGGCCTAAATGTTTACTGTGTGCACATTAGTGGATTCGCAAATGGAAACGTTTAACTCGTGGCGTGAAATTGCATACATCATTTGATCCTTGCGGGCCTCGTTAAACAGCACGATTTCAACAAACACTTCGTCTGATGCTTTCTGGTTGCATTGTTCAATGCAGCTCCTCGCCCATTCCTTGCAGACTGGCGCCAAATCCGATGCAAATTCAATCAAATACGCGCCTTTGATCCTTTCATTTTTCACATGATCTCGCGGGATTCCATATAGTGGCGGTTCCCAAAACACGGTGCACAAATTGAGCGCCGACCACATGCCACCACATTGCATGAATGTGCGAAGCGGCACATAAAACGTGGGTTTTAGATAATCGGCATGATGCGCGTTCTCCATTGTCAAAATGCACACACCGTATTCATTCCTGTCCCATACAATGGGGCACATCTTGTGCTTATTTGAACTTGGACTCATCGTGATGATTTTCGGGATTTTCTTCTTCTTGGGCATTTTGCAACAGTGATTGGATCATATTATACGTTTTATTGACAAATGAATAAATCAATTTTTGGCAATAATATAATTCGTAAAAAGTGCCAAATGATTCGTTTTGATTAGTATATACTTTAGCAAAAATTAAATAATTTAGCAAAACAGAATGAACAGCAACTCTTACATTGTCAGCGGCATCATTGCCTTTGTGTTTTTGGTGGCCAAATTTCTGGAGATGCGATTCACCAACAACAATGTTGTTGATAACGAAGGTGAAGATAATGGTTCACAGTCTCAACCCAAGCCGCTCAAATTCCTGCTGCGTGACACGCTGCTGGTCTATATGTCGTCTCTTCTCGGGTTCTACGTGATTTCGCAGTTTGAAGAGCACGCAGCCACAAATTCTGTAGTTAAAGAAGTGGCCGCATTTACGGGCGGACCCGACTTTTAAACCATGCAATCACCAGAATGTAACAACATCCCCTAGATTTGCTATTCGCGATTTTAAGGTCTTAGTAATCATTGGCATGAGACCAGCCAACCCGGCCATTAACTCGCCGCAATCAGGAGAGGGGTCTGGGTCGGGTTGACTTGCACCCAAGGCTGCAATCAAACGAATTTCCATCTCTTCGCCAGAATACACGTCCTTAATCATGTTCATAATTTTCATTATGTATCTTGTTCTCAATTGTGCGTCAATCTCTGACATTGGCATTGTAGCGATGAATGTGTGAACGCGTATGTATTCTTTGAATTCTCTCATTTCATCCTTATCCAAATCATGCAAGAGTGTGGGATTGTTCATGGCATCATTCTTTAGGAAATTGTACAATGATGGATTGGCTGACTTAAGTGGTGGATTTGAACCACCACCAAGACAAGTGAGTATCACAGATTTCAATCCATTAAAATAATGAATTAATACTTCAATTCTCTCTGGACTAAACCTAAATCTAGTTCGCAATGCTTCCGGTTCGGTGCTCGGCGGGACAATTGTGGTTATTAGATGCGATATGAAGTGCCAATCGGGATTACGCATTTCTCTGCATCTTAACAATACATTGAAAATGTCCTTGTATTTATCCGGATAATGAGACAACAATGGACATTTTGGACCCATGTCACTACAAATGGTTTGCACGTTTTTTAATTTTTCCACAATCACATCTATCAAAAACGGCACATCGGCTAAATTGGTTAGTTGGCGACCACAAACAATTGGGTTTTTTGAAAATAATAAATTGAATATTTGTTTCTTTAAATCAGTGATTTTACTTAAATTCAACGTGTCGGTTGAACTAGCATGTGCCTTGGACAACTCCGACCCCATGCGTTGCGTTTGTGCCATTTGTAAATTTTGGACCAGCAACTGTTCGGGTGAGTCTGCTGCACTTGCTGGGGCCAACAACCGGTCAGTTAAAAATTTAACATGCCCTGATTGGGTTGACATCAATGCAGATTGTCGTGACATTCGTCTCGGATCTGCAATCTCGGTCGGAGGCGGTGGAATCCATCGGTCTGGGGCTTTTATTGTAAGCGTGTCCAAATAAACATTTATTTTGTCACGCGGCAGTGGGGTGTGCAGTGGTGCCAGTTTTGACTCCGCGAGTCCACCTCCACTTCGTTTTGTGTGGTTACGTTTCGCGCCACTTCGTTTCGCGCCACTTCGTTTCGCGCCACTTCGTTTTGTGCGACGATTCGTGTGCCTTGATTTTGATCTGGTTCGGGTCATTGGCATGTATTAATAATATATTAAAAAATGATATTATTGAAAATGTATTAAATGCATACAAACATTATCATAATAATATTGCAATTGCGTTTATGAACCAGGATCCGTGTTGGACGAATTATTTGGAGCGGTTTGCGAAGTTGGGATCCGAAGCATTTCATAAGAGTTCAAACAACCGATTGAATTCAGGTAAGTTCTGCGTCATTGTGGAGCCGCGCCAGCACCCGAATTTGATTCCGGTCATTAAGAACTTCATGTATTTGCTGCAGCACACTGGATGGGGGCTAATAGTGTATCACGGTCCCGACAATGAGAGATTTGTAAAAGACGGCCTGAAAGATGTCCTTCCGCAGCACAGGGTGCATTACGTGCGCATGGCGCAGCAGAATTTGACACCGCGTGAATACAGCGCCATGTTGTGCAATCCGATGTTTTGGCAATGTTTGCTGGACGGCTTCAGATGCGAGCACGCGCTCATTTTTCAGTGCGACACGCTGCTGCTCAAAGGCTGCGAAGCGATTGACTCGTTCTTGAAGTACGATTACGTGGGTGCGCCATGGCCGGACGGCGGCATGGGTGCGGTGCTGTCGCCAAACAATCAGCAAACGCGGATGACGGTGGGCAACGGCGGCCTGTCGCTGCGCAATGTGCGCGCCATGCTGGCCATCGCGCGCAAGTATCCATACTCGCACACATCCAGGGTTCCCGAGGACGTGTATTTTTCGCACTGGTTGAAGGTGCACGAAAACATTTACTGGGTTCCGACCAGCGAAGTGGCAAGCGCGTTTGCAATGGAACACGTGTACAATCCGGATGCAGCAGGATTGCACGCACCGTCGCCGACATTGAAAGAAGCCTATGCCGCAATGATAATGGCGGCATCGGAACTCATTCCAATTCCAATTATTAAGGAGGAAAATTAATTTTTATATGTTATTATATAAAAAGAATCACGTAATAGCAACAGCCAACAGCAAATGGATGTGTTTTCACAGTGCCGGGCGGCTGGAAGGGCCGCAGTTGATGCGGCAAATCAGCATACATCAGACCATGAATTGAAGTCAATTTATGATTTGGCATACAATCAAGCGTATGAACAGGCTCGTGCAAAAGCCCATGGTGGATCATCAATAAGAAAAAGAAAAACAATGAAAACACGAAAAATAAGAAGGAACTGCAGGCGTTAACTGCCCCCAAACAACTAGACCCCATCCAAGAAATAGATGTCATTGTATATTAACATATTAACAAACCAACTTAAAGATTGATTTATGATAACATACACCATCAACCAACCAGAAAAGCAAAGCAACACAATCCAGCAACACAATGACCTCAGCCAGGAAAGCAATCGGAATTGATTTGGGCACCACGTATTCGTGCGTGGGTGTCTGGCAGAACGAGCGCGTGGAAATCATCGCCAACGACCAGGGCAACCGCACCACGCCGTCCTATGTGGCATTCACGGACACCGAGCGCCTGATCGGCGATGCGGCGAAGAACCAGGTATCTATGAATCCGGAAAACACTATTTTTGATGCGAAGCGTCTCATCGGCCGCAAAATAGACGACGCCAACATTCAAACCGACATGCAGCACTGGCCGTTCAAAGTGATTGCCAAGGACGGCGGCAAGCCGCATGTGCAGGTGGATTTCAAAGGCGAGCAAAAAACGTTTTCACCCGAGGAAATTTCGGCCATGATTTTGACGAAAATGAAGGAGATTGCGGAGAGTTACTTAGGAACCGCGGTGACGGATGCGGTGATCACGGTGCCCGCATATTTTAATGACGGACAGCGCCAGGCCACCAAAGACGCCGGCGCCATTGCGGGTTTGAACGTGCTGCGCATCATCAACGAGCCCACTGCAGCGGCAATCGCATACGGCCTGGACAAAAAGGGCACAACTGATACCCGAAACAGCAACGTTCTAATTTTTGATTTGGGTGGCGGCACGTTCGACGTGTCGCTGCTCACAATTGACGAGGGTATTTTTGAGGTGAAGGCCACGGCGGGTGACACGCACCTGGGTGGTGAGGATTTTGACAATCGGATCGTGACCTGGTGCGTGCAGGAGTTCAAGCGCAAGCACAAA